GTGCGTGTGACAACGGGTTCCGGTATTTTCGCGGCTTTGCCGATCGGGGGCTTCGAGACTGTAGTCGATACGACTCCGTCCAATCAGTTCATCGTCGCCAACGCCATCTGGAACGGTCCGGCCGATTCCTTCGGCGTTGCCGAAATCACCCTCATCGACTAAGCCTGAACGGCCCACCACAAGAAGGAAACTGACATGAGTCTCGAAATGCAAATCGGCGAATTGGGCAAGCACGGATACCCGCTGTCTGCGCCCGGCAAGGTGCGCGACGCCAAAGGCAAAGTCCTGCGTACCGTCGACTCGACCGGCGCGTTCATGGTCGGCGAACTTGAGCGTCTGGATCAGACGTTGCACATGCCTCTGGCCTCCGTCACGTGGCACCGCGACATCGACCTTCGGGAAGACGTCACGATCGCCGACGAGCTCTCGTCCTTCACGCTGTCGACCGGCGGTTCGCCGGGCGGCCTCGGCACCGGCAACACCGTCGGCCGTGGCAAGTCGTGGGCCGGCAAGCAGACCAATCAGGTCACCAGCCAGTCCGTCGACATCAGCAAGATCGCCAATCCGCTGCGCATCTGGGAACAGGAAGTGAAATTCACGATCCTGGAACTGGAGAGCGCCGCCAAGACGGGCCGTCCGATCGACCAGCAAAAGTTCGAGTTCCTGCAACTCAAGCACCAGATGGACATCGACGAGCAAGTCTACGTCGGCGACCTGGGCACGGGCGACACGGGCTTGCTCAACAACACGCTGATCACGAACAACAAGATCGTGGCCACTGGCGTATCGGGCTACACCCCGTGGATCAGCAAGACCGCGGACGAAGTGCTCGAGGACGTCAACGAAATCGTCACCTCGACGTGGGCGGCCTCCGCCTGGGCCGTGATGCCGAATCGGCTGTTGGTGCCGCCGGTCCAGTTCGGTTTCCTGTCCACCGCGAAGGTTTCGCAGGCCGGCAACGTCTCGCTGCTGCGCTACCTGGAAGAGAACAACATCACCGTGCGCGCGAACCGCGGCGGCGCGTTGCAGATCTTCCCGTGCAAGTGGTTGGTCGGCCTGAACAACGGCCTGTCGAGCCCCAACTTCGGCGTCCCCGGCACGAAGACCGCGAGCCAGGACGTGATGTTCTGCTACACGAAGCAGTACAACCGCGTTCGGTATCCGATGACGATGCTTCAGCGCACCCCCGTGCAGTACAGCGGGATCTGGCACATGACCACGTATTTCTGCCGGCTGGGGGTAGTGGAAGTAGTATACCCCGAATGCGCATCTTGGCGCTATGGTATCTAGGGGCCCAGATCTACGGCCTGTACGATCCAACTGAACCAGGGGCCCCGTGCATCCGATACGTCGGGTACACGGGGTTTTCGCTTGATAGGCAATAAGGGTCGCACCGGACAGACACTTAGCGATGCGCATCGAGCTAAGATCGCAGCAGCACAGCGTGGCAACCAACGTGGTCTTGGTCACAAGAAGACCGACGAATCGAAAGAAGCTATTTCGTTGAAGCGTCGTGGAGGAAAGTGGATCACGAACGGAGTAGAATCACGATATATTCACGACGGTGTTGTGCCCGAAGGATGGCGATTTGGGATGGCACCAAAAAGGAGAGCACCATGCCCCTGATCAAAACTGGAACCGAGGAATCGGTCGGCAAGAATATCTCGATCGAGAAGCATGCCCACAAAAACATGCCGATCAAGCAAGCGGTCGCCATCGCGGAGAACACGAAGCGTGAAGCGGCCAAAGACGACTGTCCGTTCGGCGCCAAGGCGCCCGGTGCGGCCAAGATGGTCGATTTTGCCTACAAGGACGCTGTCCACGAACATGGTGCGCTGCCCGCGCGCGTGACGCACGCGCAGATGACCGAGGCTGCTAAGGCCTTGTGGAAGACAGACGCCGACGACAAGTCCGAAAACGGCAACGGAATCGTCACCCCTGAAGGCTAAGCCATGCCCGGACCTTTCCCGCCCGGACCTTTCCCGCCCGGACCTTTCCCGCCTGGAATCACTGCGGCATATCTGCGCCAGACGTTTCCGGAGTTCCAATCGACCGTCCAGTATCCGGACGAGATGGTGAACTTTTGGATTCAATACGCAGCCATTTTCCTGCCGCGGCATCGCTGGCGCCAGGCGCTCCCGCTTGGCATTTCGCTATACGTCTGCCACAACCTGTCGTTGGAAGGCCTAGCCGGCGCCGAGGGCGCCAACGGCGCGCCGCCGGGCATGACGGTAGGCCCGATCGTCAGCAAGACCGTGGGCGATCTCACGATCACGTACGACGCGGCGCTGGGCATGAATGAGGGTGACGGGCATTGGGCCATGACCAAGTACGGCACGATGTTCCTGAAGCTTGCCCGCCAGTTCGGTAACGGCCCCGTGCAGCTTGGGGTCGGTCATGCGCCGATTGGCGCGGGCTTCGCGACAGGCTATCCGATGGGTGCGCCGTGGGTTGGCCCGTGGATCGACCAGTACCTGAGTGATTAGCCATGACCACGCCGGCGGCGGCCTTGCAGCAGTTGATGGCCGGTGTCGCCAAGCAGTTCACGGCGCCGGGCAAGAATGGTGTGCATATGTCGGGCCCGGGCGAAGACGGGCTCTTGAAACTCCTGGATAATCTGGTCAACAGCCGTGTCCTGGTCGGTATCCCCGAGGACAAGTCCGATCGCAAGGATGGCGCCGAAGTGAACAACGCGGCGCGGCTCTACATCCACGAACATGGCGAGATGACAGCAGGCATCCCTGCTCGGCCAACGGTCATGCCCGGCATCGCCGACGCGCAACGCAAGATTGCCCAGGTCATGCGCAACATTGCGAAGAAGGGGCTGTCGGTGGGCGCGAGCGCCTCCGATTATCGAGCAGGGCTGGAGACGGTCGGGCAGATTGGTCGTGACGCGATCAAGAAGCGGATCAACTCGAATACGCCACCTCCGTTGGCCGCGCGCACTCTGCAGGACCGGCGCAAGCGCGGTAAAATGAGCACTAAGACGCTCGTCGATGAAGGCGAAATGCGTAACGCAATCACGTACGTCGTGGAGAAACGACCGTGAAATACTGCTTGTTGGACAAGCACATGATGGATGAGGCCGAGGCGCAGCGTAACGAGGATTGCGAGGATCTCGGTCTCGTGTTCAGGAATTACCTCGACTTGGGGCTGGTCGCGGCCTCGAGCCGGGCATGTGACGATGGTGTGATAGTTCGAGAAGCGCGATGGATAGCGGGTGCGGTGTCGATTGACCGACCTACCGTTGTCGCGATGTACATGGGGGATGCGTACGGCGATTGCCGTGCGCCGCAGATTTATTATGACGGAAGGCACTGATATGGCCAAGACTCATCACATTCACGTCCATCTTCACGACTACGGTCTACCGACGAACGATGCGTTCGAGGAATCCAAGCACAAGCGTGAAGGCGGCAAGTTCTCGAGCACAGGTGGCGCCGGCGGCGCGGCCGCACCCCAACAAGCTACCGGGGTTTCGGCATTCGCAGCCAAGCACAAACACAACCCAGCCGCCGCGCGCAAGGGCGTCGGTCCTCAAGGCGAGAAAGAAGTCGCCGAAGAAAAAGCATCGCTGCTGTAGGAGTCGCCATGGGAATCAAGGTCAGCATTCATCACGGCGACTCGGTGCGCACGATCGACTTCGACCCGAAGGAACATCCTCGCGGCGGCCGCGGTCAGTTCGGAGCCGGTGCAGGCAAGCCCCTCCAGAATTCCGAACACCCGCGAAACAGCGGTGGCGTGTTCGTTCCGGGCTCGCACCCGGGTGAGCGTTCTGAGAAGCAGAAGCGCGAGCGCACCGATCTAGTTTCCAACCAGAAATAGGAGCAAGTCATGGCCATCCCCGCAATTGGTTTTGCTGATGCAGGTAACGAACATCAGGTTGTGCTTAATGCGTCAGGCGTGCCAATCGGCATCCAAAATGCACAGGGCGAGATTCTGTTCGCATTGCTGGCCTCAGACGGATCAACCGTCGCCCCTACGCTGGCGATCACGAATGCCTCGTATGTGAAGACGGCTCTTCCGACAGCAACGCATGCAGGCCAGCAGATTTACGTCTCGAATGCTACGGGAGCTCACGTCACTGGCTCACTGTGCTTCTGGAACGGCACCAGCTGGATTGACGTGACGACAGGTATCGCAGTCGTATAAGGAGGGTGCATGCCGTTCATCGATCCGTCGATCATGCTACTGGATCCGCAACTCACGGACCGGTTCGATGTGCTCGCGCGCACGCAGGACACTGCTGAGACCGGCCTCGTTACGACGCATGATGTGCGGACACCGAATGTCCTAGGGATTGTCACGCCGGCCAAGCCGAACGACCTGATCCGACTGGACGACGTCGAGCACGGTAACCGGGCGATCGTGATCATCACGCGATTCAAGCTCAATTCGGCCGCGC